ATTGGCTCCTCCGATCTCTGTAGAAAGTGTTTGATCTATATTTGGATATTGAAATTTCTTAGTAAAACCCGTCATGTTATATAGGACAGGGATCATTCGGCTCGTCAGCATACACCCATAGGCATCGCCTATCGGAGATGTGCCAAAACGCAATTCGGCCTCGACTATGTTCGTGATATACTCTCCAGAGTTATTCTGAAGCACGGTAAACACGTCGTCAACATCGCTAATGGTCATTTCACTAGGAATATCGCCATTGCTGCCCGACACGCAATTTATTACACTGGCCGAACTTTCCAAATTATCTCTTTGCAGAGCGTCCTGTGTTTCTCGAAGACTTTGGCCTAAACGGGCCGCAGCACTATTGAGAACCGGATCTTCGTTCGTGATGGTAACCTGACGGGTCAAAACAATATAAGTAGCGTACACACGTACTCTACAGTCAACATCAACACGATTAAGCTGTTGAGGCGGTGGGTTGTTTTGTCCATCGTCAAGAGGTACTTCAAATAGGTCAAGTCTATCGTATCGTGATTGACGATCGATAAAGCCTTGGTTATCTGGCAGCTCCACAGGTGAAGCAAACAACTGGTGAATTAAGTTGTGCTCAGGAGTTGACAGAAGCTTCGCGTTGTAGCGCTGCTGAATCTGAGGAGGTAGAGAGGCGATTGATACTGACATCGTTTATTTCCTTTTTGGGTTATTAGCCCATTTCGGGAACGGAACTGGCCATAGCTGCATACCCATGCATTTCACGATATAGTTCTTTCTTTGCGGCATCCGTGAGTTTAAAAGCTTGAGCAATAGGTCGCTTATCAAAAGCCAGTGGAGACGAAACTGACTTCTCTGACTTTTCGATAGCTTTGTCTATTTGCTTTTCTCTCCGAGACTCGACTGCCTTTTGGGAAAGACCCATCGCCTTGATGTATTTGTAGCTCTGCACTCCGATTCTATAGGGGTCTTTCGACTCCGCAATCGTAGCCGCCAATTCCGGTTCCTTTTCTTCTAAAAGAGATAAGGTCTCAGGATTAACGATCTCGGAAAAGTCTGAATATTGCCGATTCAGGCGGTCCATGAACTGGCTTTGCTCTTGGGTCTTGAGTGCTTTCGCTACCTCATTACGAATCAGTTCTTCGGTATTCTTAAGCACGCGCTGATTATTTTTCTCAGCCAGTTTCTTAACCTTACCAAGAGGAACAAACTCGTCATCACCAATTGAGTCAAATTCATCAACTTCCTTTTGTGTAGGTGCAACATTTGCAAGTTGAGCTTGCACAATCTGCATCTGCATATCACGCATTTGTTTCAGCTCTCTTTCGAGCTCGGAATTCTTGAGACGCATAGCCTTCAAGTGCTGATTTGTCGTCGGCTCTTGACTAGTTTGCGTCCCGTTGACTTCATTGACTTGATTGCCAACCGGAGGAGCTACCTCTTGGATTACGCTATTTTGGTTTTCGTTCTCAGTCATTTTTTCCTTTTGTTCAGTGGCTGGCTAACCCCACAATACGCCATGGCGCAGAGCTACATCGCCTAATTCGCTCTAAGTTGACTTTCTATAATAAAATTATTATAAGTCTATGGAAAAGAGAGGATTATGCTTTGTGAAAAATGCAAGATAGATCGTTCAGATAAGGATTTCGTAAATAATAAAAAATTGTGCTTTCGGTGTGAATATCAGGAAAAGCTAAGGAAAGCACCGCAAATGCAAGACGATCGAAGGCCTCTGTTTTGCCGTATGTGTACAAAACAAATCGCTCACGATGAAAGTCTAAGAAAAAGACAAAGAACCGTTTTTTGCTCCTTAGAGTGTGCACAAAAAGGCCAAAAAGAGTTAAATAATAACTATTGGACTAGAAGGTTAAGCGTTGCAAAAGTCCCCTATTTCAGTTCTGATTAAAGGAATATATCTCATGGAACACAAGTCACTCATAGATCCATCCAGGAATACGGTAGGGTCCATTTATCGAGATGCACTAATCAATGGAGAAAGAGATGTCATCATTGGTGACGTGAATCATGAGATAAAGAAAGATCTTGTGAAGGATATCAATGAGGCTATAGATTATGGTGCGAGGGAAATGGGAGACAAGCCTTTCTATTTAGCCATCTATGAGAAGTATGACCTCATGCTGAAACGGGGACTAGTCAGAATTCGAAAGATAACGAAGTATAGGCCTTATCCTGAACAGGACAGCATGGTGTTTCATGTGTATCCTGGAGGAGACATCTTTTTCTGCTGGGAATTGCCGCACAGAACGCAAATGATAAATATCTTGATGAATCCTGATCTTTATGATATCGAACAGGTTAGCAAGCTCAGACAATGGGAAAAATTGCAACTTGAGTACTTTGGCTTTACAAAAGATGAGAATGCCAATTGGGTGGAGAATAAGTTCTATCGAGGTGATACTCTCATGAAGTTGCCAGAACGTAAAATCCTGCTAGCATAACTTATTCAGCTACTTATGTTTTTTATAATGTTTCTGAGTGCCTTTATCTCTTCTCGAAGATGCTTGTTTTCTTCCATCAGCTTCTTAATCTTTTCATCTGCCAATTCTTTGGCCGTTGATTCGCTTGCATATAAAAGATTTGAGGAAAAAGATAACGCGATTCCTTCAGGAGAAACGGGGTAAGAAGTTTTGCTCTCTATTGACATTATTCATCCTTCGACATGCATGTACATGCTACTTTTTCATTCCAACATTCTTCACAACATTCATCTTCTGTTTCTTTTTCATTAAGATAAGCCCAAAGAGGAAATTTCGCTACCAAACCACTTGCGTTCAGCAACATATTTAACCACATATATTTTAGCCTCATAATGTGTAGGGTCGTAGCAAAGAAAATGTGAACCGTCTTTGGGAGGCTCTTGATCTTTAAAGTTAATCCATTGCATTTTCAATCCTTTGGTGCGTCTGGTAAAGGAGCCCAGTGAGTTACTCCAAATACAGCACTATCATCATAGCATACAGGAAAGCTACACCAGCTATCATAAAGACGGGAAGCTACACACATTTCATCGTCTCCAAGTACAAATACAAGTACTCGTTCATTGTCTTTTGGTAGCTTATCGTTAACATTTATCCATTGCATCCTATCTCCTTATCATCTTTTTCCTATAATATTCTAGTAGAGCCAGTTGCATCTTCGTGTTTTTTGCCATTTGCAACGCTTCGAAATGTTGTTGCGCCTTTTCAGGGTCGTAGTCTTTGACATCACCCAAGCGCCTTGCCTCCCTTCTTATCGTGCTCTTGGAGCGATTCATTTTCGTAGCAATCTCTTGATAAGTGAGAGTTGTTTGTATCAATTCATGAATGCGCTTGCGTTCGTCCAATGATAGTGGATTCTTTACAGACCATTTGCTAACCATGTGGATTCTCTTTGCATCTATCAGGATACATCAAATGATCTAACAATTCCTTTACATCTCGTAATTGAAGGCCCACAACATCTCCCTCCTTGTCAAGGAATTTCAATTCATCTACGATCTGTTGTAGACAGCCCTTAATCAATCTGTGAGATGCTTTTTCAGGTATAAACCAACACATACAGGGCATAATTATCCTTATGGGAAAGTTGAGGGACAATCTTTATTTTGACACGGAGTCTTCATAGGCCAAAAATTATGGCAATAAGGACATTGCCATTGCTTTTTATGCTCTGCTGGCCAACTGCCTAACTTACGTGTAAGGCTAGATTCAAGTATGTATAGGCCTCGCTCATCACTCAATAAAGACATGGCCTCAAGCCAGATATTATGTCCCGTATGAAAGTGAATCTGACCTTGTGACATGTCTAGATCTTTGGTGTCGACATACATTCTTTCATCTATCTCAACAGCTCCTAATGGTGATAGGACTGATAAAAATAAAAGTGCGCAGATAATCTTTTTCATTTTTCCCTTATTGTTTGTTTGATGATTGAGAATAAATTTATTGCTTCTCCAAGAGGATAACACTTTGGACAAAATGGAATGAATGACACTGGTGAACATCCCAATAGAGGATTTATGTTTTGCATATTGGCCTCTTCATAGTCAAATTGGTGTGAACATTTTGTACAGAAAAGCTCTTTCTCCGATTGTACATTTTCCCATTTTCCAAACAGACGCTCCTCTGTTCTGGATACATGCGTTCTATCATATTCTCTTAAGAGAATATTCTTGCAATTCCATTCATAAATCTTTTCATTTGTTCCGTGACTCGTATCACACTTTCTGCATAAATAATTTATGAGTGTTCTCCTAC